AAGAATTGTTGGAGCGCGTTCGATTTTGTGAATTGGTGAACGATGGCGTCATTGTCACGAAAGACAAATCAAAGAACGAAATCATCAAACAGTTGAAAGACAACAAATTTTCTGCGGATCACCAAAAGAAATTCGTCGATTTGCCAATTCATGCTCTTTCGAGCGACGCAATCAAGAAATGTGTTGACGAAATAGAGAAGCTAGACAAAGATATTGAGAAATGGCGAACCATTGACATCAAAAAACAATATATTAAGGAGTTGACTGCTCTATGATTCTAATTGACCTATCACAAATCATGTGGGCAGGCATCTATGCTCAAGGCAATTCATATACCAAAATCGATGATGATTTGATTCGCCATATCATTTTGAATAGTATTCGTTCGACGCGCAAAAAGTTTGCTAGCAAATATGGCGAAATCGTCATTTGTTGTGATGGCAAAAACTATTGGCGCAAAAAGATCAATCCATACTACAAAGCAAATCGGAAGAAGGCGCGCGAATCGTCAAAGATTGATATGGAAGTCGTATTTTCTTCAATGGATAAAATCAAAGAAGAACTAAAGACGGTTTTCCCATATAAAATCATCGAAGTTGAAGGAGCAGAAGCGGACGACGTTATTGGCACGCTATGCCAACGTTATGCTTCGCGCGAAACCGTAGCCATCATTTCTAGCGACCACGATTTTGCTCAACTAAAGAAATATGGCAACGTCGTTCACATTTCACCGAAAACAAAGAAAGAGATCGTCGAAACAATGTCACCCGACTTGTTTTTGAAGCAGCATATCATCATTGGTGATTCTGGTGATGGGATTGCTAATTTGTTGTCTGATATTGACACATTGGTCACAGAAGGAAAACGCCAGAAGCCGATCAGCAAGAAAAAGCTAGCCGAATGGGTCAACATGACGCCGGAAGAATTTTGTGCTGAAACCGGCGTGAGCATTGACCGTTATCGACTGAATGAGAAATTGGTCGATCTATCGAAAACACCTGACGAACTGAAACAACAAATCATTGCTGTTTATGAAAGCGAGAAAAAGACACCGATTGGTGGTTGGGGAAATCGAATCTTGAACTATTTTATCAAGAATCGAATGAAAGTGATGACTGACTATTTGGACGATTTCACGTTTCGAGTCAAATCGCCGCGCCCAGACAATCCCGTTTCATTGGAGAACTTTTTTGCTTGACAAACAACAGTGGTGATGTTAGCGTTCGCTTGTTAGGAGGAAATGATGACGAAAGATGAAATGAAAACAGCACTGAAATCTAACATTGTGAACGTTGAATTTGTCAAAGCCGATGGTTCAATTCGTAAGATGAAAGCAACGCTCATGCCAGCACTGATTCCAGAAAGCAAATCAAACACAACACCACGAAAAGAGCCAGATGAGGTCATTCGAGTTGTTGACACAGAAATCGGCGAATGGCGTTCGTTTCGTGTTGACAGTGTGACGAAATTCGGCGACGAATCACTAGTGCTGGAGGTCGAGGTTTGAGCATCCTCAACATTCTTGACCGACTGGAAGCGGAACCGTCAACCAACAAGAAATTGGAAATCTTGAAATATCATCGAGATAACCCGTTCTTGCGAGAAGCATTCCGTTGTGCTTATTCTAAAGACAAATCGTTCTATATCAAGAGCTTACAGTCATCTGAATCAGCAAAGAACGAATCCGTTTCCGCTACATTGAAACAAGCATTTGATGCTCTGGATAGATTGGCGAATCGTGAAGTGACTGGAAATGCTGCGCGCGATTATATCGCTGATTTGATGTCTAGGCTCAATGAAGATGATGCTATTGTTCTGAATAGGATTTTGGGTCGAGATTTGCGTTGTGGTTGTTCCGCGACGACAGCAAACAAAGTGTGGCCGAATTTGATTAACAAGTTTCCATGTATGTTGTGCGAAAGCTATTCGGAGAAGAATCTGGCGAAGATTGAATTTCCTGCTATTGTACAAGAGAAATGTGACGGAATGCGCGCCAATTTCATCGTGAAAGGAAACAACGTCGAAGTCTATTCCCGTAATGGGAAAATCATCGATATTCATGGCGCGCTGGATGACGAAATTTTGACGATTCGTGCTGCTATTGACGAAAAAGCAGACATGGTTTTTGATGGCGAATTGCTTGTTGCTGATGATGGTGGGTTGTGCGACAGAGCAACAGGGAATGGCATTCTCAATCGAGCAATCAAAAACACCATTACCGACGACGAATGTTCACGAATCGTCACGAAATTGTGGGACGTGATTCCAGCAAACGAGTTTTCATGGGAGAAAAATGCCAAGGGAACAACACCACTATATGAGCGATGGGTCGCATTGAAAACCGCGATTGAATCGACAAAACCGAAGAAAATCAGCACACCACAAACTCAATATGTTGCTACGCTAGAAGAAGCAATGAAATTCTATGCCGAACAACTGGAAAAAGGACGCGAGGGTGCTGTTCTCAAGAGCAAAAACGGTGTGTGGGAAAATCGACGGTCAAAATCTCAAGTCAAGATGAAAGTCGAGAAAGAAGTCGAATTGCGCGTGATTAGCAAAAATGAAGGCACTGGTCGCTTTGTCGGCAATCTGGGTTCGCTTTGTTGTGTGTCGGAAGATGGTGGCGTCGAAGTGAACGTGTCCGGCTTTAGTGACAAGCAGCGCGACTATTTCTGGAACAGCGACGATATTGTTGGCTCAATCATCACCGTCAAAGCCAATGACTATATCACCAATGACAATAGCGACAAACTTTCGTTGTTTTTGCCTGTTTTCGTCGAAGAACGCCTAGACAAAGATACGGCGAACACCACAAACGAAATTCGATCATCGTTTGATCGGGTCTATGGGAGGAATCATGTTTGAAGATTTTGAAAAATGGCTTGTTTTCAAAGACAAAAACGAAGTTGTCCGCATGATCGGCATGGATTCTGCTCCTAGCAACGATGAATTGAAAAGCTACATTCGTGAAGTTAGAGAAGATCACGGAAACGTCAAATTTTCGATTCAGTTGGTTGATGCCAAGACAGCGCGAAAATTGCGCCACTGGTAGTAATGATTTTCCTTGTTCAATTCTCTAACTAATTGTAGCATGTCGAAAAACGACAAGGAGACGAACAATGAAGAAAATCATTCTAGCAGCAGCATTGATTGTGACAACAGCAGCAACGGCATCACCCATTTCTAAATGTAAGGCATGTCATTCGCTCGATCACAAAGTCAAGATGTGTACTGGGTTCGCCGACATCTATGGCGAAAAACAAACCGTCTATGATGCCGCAGACGATGAAGAATTTGAAACGTGGACGTGGGACGAAGAACATTTGCGCAAGTGGATGTGCGATTCAAAGAAAGCAATCAAAGAATTCACGCACAACGACGATGCGAAAACAAAAATGCCGAAGATGAATGTTTGTGATGAAAAAGATCAGGACGAAATCATAGCAACCTTGAAAGCATTAAAAGCGCCGTTCAAAATGGGCGAAATGAGGGAAATCAGAGGACAATGAGATATTATTTGACAATCGATACGACAAGAGGTAGAATTAAGTCGTCATATATAGACAACATCGACGAACTGAAAGAACTGCTCGAATCGGTTTATGAATCGCCGGTGTTCTGGTTGACCAACACCAAGAACGAACGTGTTTTTGTGAACACCGACAACATTGTTTCAATCACAATGTCGAGGAAAATCGGCTTAATCGAAAGACTAAAACTACTAACAAAAGGACAAATCAATGAATAAAATCGAAGCAATCATGTTGAAAAATGGAGCGGAATTCATCGCGGAAGTAACCAAAGACGAATATGGCCGTTTTGGTTTTCGCAATCCCGTTACAATTTTTCAGGACAACACCGGACAGGCTCGTTTTGCTCCGTGGTTTGGTTTCGCAGAAGCTCGCGAGTATGAAATTTCATCTAGTGAGATTTTGATTCATAGTGTTGCTGGTGCTGAAATTGTTAGCGGCTATCAACAAGCATTCGGACTCATTCAGACACCCGACAAGAAAATCATTGTTTGATGAAAATTGCTGTTCTAAGTGATCTTCATTTGGAATTTGCCGACTATGATGAACCACTACCAGAAGCGGATGTGTTGG